GAGTGAACCTCGCTCTTTTTATATCGCTTAGGCGAGGATGTTGTCCACGCGGAAGATGCGATAGTACTGGTTCGTGCGGTTCGTGGCAAGACCGTCTGCGGGAGTGGTACCAACGAAGGGGTTGGAAGCCATGCCGTAGCGAGTCTTGAACCCGATGCGAGGCTGGAAGTCGTTCTCGCCCACAGCGCGCACCATCTGGAGCGGCACATAGGGGCAGTAGAACACACCGGCGTCGTAAGGGTTCGTGCCCTTGTAGCCCACAGTCACATAGTCTGCAACTGCATAGGGGTCGATGTACACACGAGTACGACCATTCAGCACACCAGCGAAGGTGTTGCCTGTGTCGTCCACTTGCAGGTTCGTGCTGAGAGCAGGCGCATAGTCGAGCATGCCAGCAGCCACGAGAGCCGTAGCAACGTCCGAGGAGCAGACAACAATGTTGCCCTTACCACGGCGAGTTTCTTTGGCGATAACGTTTGCTTCACGCTCAAGTTGCACAAGGAGACCCTTGAACTTCTCAACGGACCAACGGCCGTCAGCGTCGGTGCTGAGGTCGAAGATACCTTGAGTTTGAACGTTTGCAGTCCGGCAACCGATCTTAGCTTGAGCATTGATTGTACGGATGATCTCACGGTTGATTTCAGCAAGAATTTCTGTGCTGAGAATGTTCGCAAGTTCCGTCTCGGCGTCAAGACCGTGGATTGCTTTGAGGTCTTGAGCAAGCTCAAGGCTGTATTCTGCTTTCAGAGCGCGGCTCTTAGCAGTCACAGTTGCTTTCTCAATGGTGAAGCCCATTTCTGCGAATGCAGAACCGGTCGAACCGAGCGCTTCTGCGTCAGCAGTAGGCATACCACCGCCCACGCCAGGCACATAAGATGCACCAGAATCGACGATAGAAGAATCGTCGTCTGTGTCGGTCACACCAGAGAGACCCGAAGGACCTTTGTTGCCAGCAGCATCAGCCGAATCTTGCGACACAGAAGAGTCACCAGAGAACGGAGTGTGTGCTTCTTGGAACAGGGCTTCGCGACCGTCAGTTGCACCACCGCGAGTGGTCTTGTAACGGCTCTTCATTGCGAAGATAAGACCAGTCGGACCCGTCATCGGCTGCACACCAGCGAGGTCATAAGCCATGAGGTTAGGCATAGCGCGACGCACGAGGGCGATCAGCACGGGGTTCCAGTTAGCGCCCGTCACGCCAGCAGCAGCACCAGTAGCGCTGAAGTTGGTGTTGGTGGGGGCTTCGGCCAGCATGCCGGCTTCTTCACGGAATGCATTTTCTTGGTTCTCAAGAATAGCAGCCGTCACAGCGCGACGATGGTTATCTTTGATGGCACCAGCAGACTCTTCGTTCAGAACGGGAGCCCACTTCTCCATCAGTTTGTCATAAGACACTTGTACAGTCATTGTTGTACTCCTTACTTATTGGATTTCTTGATTGCGTTAAGGTACATATCCATCACGCTAGAAACTTCGCGCGATTGATCTGCTTCCCAGTCTTCCACAATCTCTTCTTCGCTCTTCACTTCTTTCTTGAAGTAAGACTCTTTCACAGTTTTCACCTTGTGTGCAAAAGATTCTTCGTCTTCAAAGTCAAGAGACTCAACAAGAGACTTGAGTTTTTCTACTTGAGTTTCTGCAAGGTCACGAGCAGCTTCGCGGATTACAGCTTCGCGCTGATAAGCCTCAAGCGTTTCGTTCATTGCAATAACGTCAGCAGTTTGAGCATTGAGTTTTTCTTCAAGCTCTTCAACTTGCTCAGCAAGTTCATCAACTAGGTCAATCTTGGACTCAGGCACTTCGATGTAAGACTCAAGGAACAAGTCCTTCAGTTTGCCCATGAAATCTTCAGCGATTTCAGTGCGCAGACCAGTCTCAACAGCAAGTTTGTTTTGCTCCATCCAATTTTCAACAACGTAGTTGAGGTAGCTATCAACTTTCTCAACAAGGTCTGTGCGCGTAGCGTCCAGTTCTTCGTCGAGGCGAGTTTGATACTCATCTTCCAAGCGCTGAATTTCTTCAGACAGCTTAGAACGAATAGCCGTTTCAAAGATCACAGCAGTCTTCGCTTTGAACTCATCAGACAATGTTGCTTCGCTTTCAACAAGGGCACTCAGCTCGTCGTTATAAGAAAACTCGGGCAGCTCAACTGCTTCCCCGTCTTCCATATCTTCGAAATCTTCCTGCATCTTGCCGTACATGGCCATCAACTGGTCTTTTTTCATACCAGCCATCTTGCCGTACATAGCGTTGAGCATTCCTGCTTTGGTCTTCGGCATCGGATCTTGCTTTCCGGTATCCCCTTTACGAGCGGGAGCCTTCTTGGTCGTATCCGTTTTGTCTACAGACGCAATAGAATCTGCCTCTGTTCCCACAGGCATTTTCGCAGCACTAGCTTCCTCGATAGACTCATCGACTGGAAGCTCAACATGTTGGTCTTGATCAGACATATGTTTTACTCCTTAAAGTTTGATTTGAGCATTGAGAGGAAATTCTTGTACTCGCGAACTTGCGTCTCGTAGAGATGCTTTTTCGGAGCGGCTTTAATTTCAGTCTCCATTTTCTCAATTTCTTGTGCTTGAATAACACCGTTATTCCACACCCATTCGACGCCTTCCATAATACCATTAACGAAGGCTGCGGGCGCAGAAGGATCTTGTACGATGTCGACAGTATTCAACATAAAGTCGTCACGCACATACATAGTGCCATTTCTTTGCTCAAGACTACCCATACCACGAGTTGACACACCTAGTTGAACACCGCCATCAAGCAGACCCTTAACGATCTGACCCATTGGAGTATCCAATATTTGTGCCTTTCCA